AAGCGTTGATGATGATAAGGTTTCTTTGGAAGATACAAAGGACTTACTCGATACATATGTTGATGCGGTTGAAACGGATCTTGACAAAGATAATATTAAAATGAAGCTACGGGAACTATATACCGAAGCACAAAACCTTGAGGTTGTATGATACATTTTAAAGTATGTAGATGGAAAAATCTACTATCAACTGGTAATGAATTTACAGAAATACAATTTGATAGAAGTCCAACCACTCTAATTGTTGGCCAAAACGGTGCAGGTAAGTCTACCTTACTTGATGCATTATCCTTTGGCCTCTTTGGTAAGTCACATCGCGATATTAAGAAAGACCAGCTGATTAACTCTATTAATAAGAAGCATTGTGTCGTTGAAGTAGAGTTTAAGATTGGATCGTCTGAATTTAAGATCCACCGAGCAATCAAGCCAGGCAAATTTGAAATCTATCAAAATGGCAATCTGATTAATCAATCATCAAGTGTTAGAGATTATCAGAAGTTCTTAGAGCAAAACATTCTTAAGTTGAATCACAAGTCATTTCACCAAGTAGTTGTACTAGGATCCAGTTCCTTCATTCCCTTTATGCAGCTACCATCGCATTCTCGTAGAGAAGTGATCGAAGACTTATTGGATATTAACATCTTCAGTAAGATGAATGGTTTATTGAAAGAACGTAATGGTAAGATCAAAGAAGAGATTAAGGATCTATCATATCAGATTCAATTAATTAACGGTAAGATTGATACTCAAAACAAGTATATCAAGAACCTTGAATCATTAAATGAAGATCAAATCGATGGTAAGCGTAAAACAATTCGTGATCATAAAAAGGTTATCGATCAAATCTTTGCTGAATCAAAAGACTTAGGTGATGGTCTTACTACGCTAATCGCTGAAGACGATTCATCTTATAGCAAACTTAATGATCAGTTATTGCAATTAAAAACTAAAGACATGCAATACAATAACGATATCACTCAGCTTGTAAAGACTTCGAAGTTCTATGAAGAACATGATGATTGTCCTACATGTGACCAAGTCATAAGCAAAGAAAAGAAAACAGAGAAGCAAGAAGAGCTTAGACAGAATGCAATTCGAATTCAGGATGATAAAGTAAAAGCCGCAGTTGCAATGAAAGATTTAAATGCCTCTATTAGTACAGTGCTAGATAGTCTTAATGAGCTAAAAGAAAAACAAGGTCAGATTCTTTCTAATAATGAAAAGATCTCTGTTTTACAAGGTGAAGTTGATAAGACTCAAAAGGAAATCAATTCACTATCTGGTCAGAGTGGTGATCTTAAGAATGCAAAGGTAGAGTTTGAAGGATTCCGTGAGTCAAAGGATTCATTAAATGAACGTAAACTAAAGTACCTTGAAGAGCGTACATATAATGAAGTCATTGGTGAAATGCTGAAAGATACTGGTATCAAAACCAAAGTCATTAAACAGTATCTGCCTGTAATGAATAAGATGATTAATCAATACCTTCAAGTGTTGGACTTCTTTGTAGCATTCCATTTAGATGAAAGCTTTAATGAGACAATCAAATCACGCCACAGAGATACGTTTAACTATTCATCATTCTCTGAAGGCGAGAAGCAAAGAATCGATCTATCTCTACTGTTCACTTGGAGACAGGTTGCTAAGATGAAGAACTCTGCAGCTACCAACCTACTGATTCTAGATGAGACATTTGATAGTAGTCTTGATGTAGATGGCGTAGATTCTCTTACGAAGATTCTAGATACTCTCGAAGATGGCTCAAACGTGTTTATTATATCACATAAGGGTGATGTCTTAGAGAATAAGTTTAGATCAAAGATCGAATTCATTAAAGAAAGGAACTTCTCTAAAGTTAAATAAGACTTATATCAAAAAGTTATAAGAAAGTGACTTCTTATAACAAATCGATTTAAATAAAGTGCACTAAATGTTGTACAACCGATGCTTCTTGTGGTATAATATACCTATATTATCAAGGAGCACTTCCTATGTATCAAGTAAACCCACTGCTAGCCAAACTTCTCGCCAAAGAGAATCTTACGGTTCAGCACGGCAATTATAAGACAGCTTGGTTCGATGTACAGAATCGTGTACTTGGTCTTCCTATATGGAAAGACTTAGGTAAAGATGTATATGATCTATTGGTAGGTCATGAAGTTGGTCATGCTTTATACACTCCACTCGAAGGTCTTCACAGTTCGAATGAAGAAATCAAAGGTTGTCCTCGAACCTACATTAACGTAGTCGAAGATGCTCGTATCGAAAGAAAAATCCGTGAATCGTATCCTGGTCTAATTCGTACATTTAAGAGTGGATATAAGGATCTATACGCTTCTGGTCTATTTGGTGAAAACCATGACTTCGATACTCTAAAGCTCATCGATAAAATCAACCTCAAGTCTAAGCTAGTAGACTTGATTGATGTTCCATTTAATGACGAAGAGCTTGAGCTATATTACGAAACACTCAATACTCAAACGTTCTCAGATGTTTGTGTAGTCGTAAAGAAAATCCTTGCTTACCAGAAAGATCTTGATGAGAGCGAAGAAGAAGATAGTAACAACATACAGTCATTGCCTACCGATGAGGGTGATGATGGCGATACTGGTCACGATGACCAAGAAGCGAGTGATTCAGAAGACGAATCAGAATCTGATTCAGATGATACTGATCTAGATGACGAATCTGATGCACAAGAAGATGAAAATGATGAATCAGCTCCGACTGAATTTGATTTAACTGATGATGAATCGGATTCACAATCAACTGTTTCAATTTCTCCTAAAGCTCCAGAACATAATCCAATTGATGAAGAGATATCTGAGACTGATGAATTATTTCGATTAAACGAAGATAAACTCTTAGATGTTGACGAGTTTGGTGATCAGACTTTATTCATTACTGATTACAACAAAAACGAACTTGATCAAATTGTAATACCATACGCTAGGCTTGCAGAGTCAAGAGCCAAAAAGGTTGCTCGATCAGATAATCGATGGAAAACACTAGAAGACTATTACGAAATTAGATCTAAGTGTAAGACCTACTTGAAAGACGTAAAGAAATCTGTACAGCCAGCAGTCAAAGAGTTTGAAATGAAGAAAGCTGCATATCAGTGGCAGCGAGCTTCCTCGGCAAAAACTGGTTCTATCAATGTCGATAAGCTATATTCTTATAAGTATGAAGACGATATCTTCGCTCGAGTAACTCAGATGGCTGATGCTAAGAATCATGGTTTAATGCTTCTGATTGATTACTCTGGTTCTATGTATGATATCATAGGTAACGTTGTTCAACAAACATTGCACATGGTATCATTCTGTAAAGCAGTCAATATCCCATTTAGTGTTTATTGTTTTACAACTGGGTATGATAATGTAACTGTCCGTGACAACGCAATGTATGCAGATGATATTAAGATGTGTGAGCTCGTTAGTTCTGATTTAAACAAAAAGGATTACGAAGAAGCAATGTATCAATTATCTCTAAGGTGTTACAGCGCAGGGTTGGTCGATACTGAAAACAAAAATATAGGTCTGAGAGCACACAATTTCAATTACAGAGACTATACTTCAAGATATGAAGAGTTCGGTTCGACTCCGTTGAATCAGGCTTTGTTAGTCGCGAATCAGCTAGTAAAGAAATTCGTCAATAAACATAGTGTTCAAAAAATGAATTTCGTTACGATAACTGATGGTGATGCTAATCGTATACAGACTTACCGATACGGAAACGAGTCAAACGCAATGCCTATCAACACTGGATCATACAGAAAATCACCAACTATCAAGCTTCAAGTTGGTAACAAGATTATTGATTCTGGCCTGGGTAGAGAACTTACCACTGCCTTACTTGATAATCTGCGTAAAACATACAACGCAAACACTATGGGATTCTTTATTGCTGAAAGATCTGCTGAGTTTAACTATCGTTGTCATAGTGCTGTATTATCAAAGGCCACTAGTCGAGAGTTTGTCGACCCAACGACAACCCGAAAGCTGGTGACTAAGGAATACAACAAAAACAAATGTGTTGAGTTTAAAGATGTCTTTGGCTACGATACGTACTACATGGTTAAGGGCGGCAAGGGAGCGCTGAATACAGAATCGGATGAGTTTAATCCATCGACTACTAAGTCTATTGGTAACGACTTTAAGAAGTTCTCCAAGTCAAAGAAAACAAACAAAGTGTTAATGCAGAAAATAGGAGCGGCAGTCGCATAATGAATGAACCTACTATAATAGATTGGATAAAAGAAGACTTCGCAAGTGATCCTAAACGATTCATTATCGAAGTCATTGCATGGATTCTAAGCATTGGTTGCAGCATCACTATGGCTATCACTGTTCCTAATCCACCATTGGTGATGCTGTATCCAGTATGGATCACCGGTTGTGTGCTCTACGCATGGGCAGCTTGGTCACGTCGATCAACAGGAATGCTAGCCAACTATATGTTAATGGCAACGATTGATTTGATTGGGTTATATAGAATGGTTTTCTAATAACAAAACAATCTAAATAAAATGAAAATAATTGTGTACAACCACAGTTACCTATGGTATAATGGCTATATAAATTAATGAAACAGGACTTATATTATGAAAATCTCCACCCTGACAATCCTGAAAACTCTGGCTAATAATTATCCAGATACGACAGTCTTTCGTAAGAATATTATCGAGTCTACGGCTCGTGATCTCGGCTACACTGGAAAGGACTTCGTTCCTCTTCTCACCCCAGAAGCTCGAGTTCATAAAGGAACATATGATTTAGCTTCAATTATCCCTAAACCAGAACCTGTTGTTGAAGCTTCACAACCAAATGCTGTAATGGGAATGGTTGCTTCGGTTACAAACTCTGAGAAAACTTTTGTTGATGTGGATCCTACGTTTGTTCCATGGGGCTCTTTTAAAGACATCACTCAGATCGTCAAATCTCAAATGTTCTTCCCTGTTTATATTTCAGGTCTATCCGGTAACGGTAAAACCTTCATGGTAGAACAAGCTTGCGCTAAGCTAAAACGAGAAGTTATTCGTGTTCAAATCAATCCTGAAACGGATGAAGATGATTTGATTGGTGGCTTCCGCCTCGTAAATGGCGAAACAGTTTTTGCTAAAGGTCCGGTTCTAAAAGCAATGGAGTCTGGCGCGATTCTTCTTCTTGATGAAATCGATCGTGCTACAAATAAGATCATGTGTCTTCAGGGTATTCTTGAAGGTAAGCCGGTTCTAGTAAAGAAGACTGGTGATATCGTCAAACCTGCTGATGGGTTTAATGTAATCGCAACAGCTAATACAAAAGGTAAAGGTTCAGAAGATGGACGATTTACTGCGGCTTCTATCATTGATGATGCTTTCCTTGAGCGTTTCAATATCTCTATTGATCAGAAGTTTCCTTCTAAAAGCATCGAAGAAAAGATCTTAGTTAAACACCTCAATAAGTTTAAAGGTGAATCTAGTTCTACTGATGCGGAGTTTATTGATAAGCTAGTCAACTGGGCTGATATCATTCGTAAAACTTTCTATGATGATGGTATCGATGAGGTTGTTTCAACTCGACGCTTATGTCACATCATTCAAACTTTCACTCTCTTTAAAGATAAGATGAAAGCAATTAATTTATGTATCTCACGTTTTGATGATGATACGAAAGAAGCATTCCTAGATCTCTACACTAAAGTCGATTCTGGAGTCGAAATGTTTAATACTGAGGAAGAATTATAATGCAATACAAGTTTAATGAAGGTGCTCTCATCACAGAGTTTAAGAAGTACATTGACTCTACATATGAGGGTCACTATTGCCAAGGAGGATTCCAATCCTCTGAGGTGATTGTCGATCGAGGTCATGGTCTAGGGTTTTTCCTAGGCAATGTTGATA